AGGTGTTGATGATGCCGTTCGCTTAGTAACAAACCATTTTCACTTTTCAGTTACGGAGGTTCTTGAATACTTAATATATGCGGATTTCACTGATGACGAATTAGGAGGTGATATAGTCAATTCATTAATAGATAGCACTGATGATGACTTAACTAAAAATGAAAATGAAATGATTAAATATTTAATGAACTCATACAATAACTAAAGGATTTAAAAATGACTTATAATAACAAAACGAAAAGCAAATATTCATATGAAGTTGAAGTTTATACATATAAAAAACCAAGTTATATTATAGGCGAATTTGCAACAGTTAAAGAGGCACGCGCCAAAATAAAAAGAGCAAACTTAGCAAAAAATACAGATATAAATATTTGGAAATTAAAATATTTTGAACAAACTATGAGTTGGAATAGTAGCGTTATAAATTCAAAACTACACGCACAATTTACTATATAACTTTTAAAGACAAAGGATTATAAAATGACTTATAACGATAAACACGAATGGGCTTATGAAATACTAGATGACCTTTTAAAAAGAAAATTTCATAGTATGACTAGCGCACCTATAAGTTACACCCGTCATTTACAACAAAATTATAAACTAACCAAAGTACAAGCACAACAAATATTTAATGAATGGGCAAGTAAGGTTGTAAGAGCGAATGAGTGTTTTAATAGATAACTAATAGATTATATATATATAATTAACAGCTCATTTAATTTGTTAAATTGATATTAACTTGCGGGTACATGGGGGTTATTATCTAAAATAGACAGTATTAGGGTTATTAATGCTATACAATAAGCTGTTACTATGGTTTATTATGGTTATCACAAACAAAAGGATTAAGAATATGACAACAACAGAAAAAAACAAACTTGAAAAGCTTATAGACAAGCACGTCTCTATAGGGGAACAAACAGAACGCGAATTCATGGACAATAAAGCATATGCGCCTGGCTTTATCTTTAGGGGTGAAAAAAAGTATTATGACGCCTGGCAAGTCTCTAATGTTGTTAGGTACATTAAAAAGAATGGTTTTAACCAATACAAGCCGCAAGATATTAAAACGGTTGTTGCATCCAATCCTAGGTACTACGGGCCAAGAATTGAGATTAATAGAAGCATTCACATAGCAACAAAAGAAACACAAAAAGAATTCATTCAATGGTGCATAGGTTTTAACGACGGGGTCACGCAATGCTAAATTATTTGCAATCAAAAGCTTTTCTTATCGATATGCTAAATTTATTATTAATTATAGGCTTTGTATGTATAACAACGCTTTGGTTTATAGTGCTGACAGCTTAAAGGGAGGGAATAATTGCCAGGCTTCAAGGCTTGGCTTTTATTTGTACTGTAAAAGAACAAACCATGAACAAACGTTCGCTATCCGTTCACCCTTTGTTCGCCTTATGTCTTCGCCACTGAAAGCGTTTTGAGCTTTTTATATAGTAGGGTAAGCAAAACCCTGAAACCTTACCCACGCGGCTTAAATCGCTCATATGAGCGTTCACCTTTTGTTCTTTTGCTACTGGCGCGGCTAACATTAGCAATATTAATGTTGACCATAAGCGGCTTACCAGGCATAACTTAATTAAGGCAATGAAGCCGCTCTTTAAAAAGAAAGAAAAGACAATGTATGGACATAGTAACTATAATTATTTCGTAAAAATATATTATATTGAAAACAATAATAAAGCGAATGAAACATTCATTTTTGACAATCGCAAAGAATATAGTAAATTCTTTGATTATGTGCTAAAGCTAAGGCATAACAGGGACAGCAACATTTATGATATAGCTTATGGGCATGGGTATAAGGTAGGCACAACTGAAGACGCTATTAACAAATTGTTAGACTGGGGCGACGTGTTACTACCTAGCGAAAAAAAAGATATTGATGTTGTAAATATGGAATTTGAAGAAGCATAAACTACAAAACTCAAAACATAAACGACCTAAACCAAAACAAATTTAACCAGGGGGGCATTGCCTCCCTTTTTTATTGCCCGACCCCACCCCACCATCTTATATATATTTATATGTTTAACTTTATATATACATCACCACCTATTTTTATATCCCCATTTTTTTTCTTGAATTTTTTTTGCCCTGTGGTAATTATACAACAGATGATGCCGCGCGTTCAAACAATATTGAAGCCTCGCACCTCGCCTTTTGTTAAGGCTTATGGGGGTATTGCGTCATTTTTTTTTGGAAAAATTTTTTATGAAACCTTGTAAGTCATGTACTAGTCCTAAAACCTGTCAGAAGATGGGTAAGTGTAGAAAGCGTTCTGGTAAGCGTAAATCAAGCGGTTATAAGATACCTGGGTATTAGTATATTATGTTTGGTAGACCTGGCTTAGATAGATTTAACAGACCCAATGGCAACTTAACCAATGGTGGTAGGCAGAATAATATGGGTTTTGCACCCTTGCAACGTGCTGTAAAGCGACCTGGTGGTAATGGTGGTATGATGCGTCAACAACAACCCATAGAACAGCGCCCTATGCAACAAACGCCAAAACAACCTATGATGCAAAATTCTGTACCAGAATATATTAAAACAGCACCAAGTGTTGCACAAATGCCACAGATACCGCAACCCATGCAGCAAATGCCTGTAACGCAACAACAAATACCTAATCAAATGCAGCCTATACGTGAGTATCAAGAGCCGCAAGCGCTAACTAACGATGTAATGCCTGTAGCCCCTAAGATGCCACAATACAGTATACCTACAATGCCTGATAAACAACCTATTATGCAAGATTATATGCCGTTTGCTGGTAATAACAACGCATTTAACAACTACAATCGCATGATGCAGCAACAAACATTAAACAATCAGTTAAGAGGACTTGGACAGATATCTGATGCAGAATTGAGGCAACGTAATGGATATTAAACCTAAACGTAAAAAAACAGGTGGCAGACAAAAAGGTACACCAAATAAACAAACTGCATTATTAAAGGATGCAATACTGCAAGCTGCTATTAAAACAGGTGGTGGTAAAGATGGTTTAGTTAGGTATTTACGTGAACGTGCAGAAGAAAACCCTGCTGCATTCATGACGTTGTTAGGCAAAGTATTGCCAATGCAAGTGGCTAACGACGACAGCGGTGAGCCATTTAAAATAATAAATAAAATAGAATTGACAGCACCAAAAAGTGACAGCGATTAACATAGAATTACCGCCTAAGCTTATACCTGTATTTGAAGGTAAAGCTGATTTTAGAGGCGCATATGGCGGCAGAGGCAGTGCTAAGACACGTAGCTTTGCCATGATGACGGCTGTAAGAGGTGCAATGCTTGCAAGTAATGGCGAAAGTGGACAAATACTTTGCGCTCGTGAGCAGTTAAACAGTTTGAATGATAGTAGTTTTGCCGAGGTAAAAGCAGCTATTATTGGCAATAAATGGTTGTCACAATGCTATGAGGTAGGCGAAAAGTATATAAGAACTAACCCTAAAATGCCAGGGCGTGTTGATTATAGTTTTAGCGGACTAAGACATAACCTTGAAAGTATTAAGTCAAAAGCGCGTATTATGCTGTGCTGGATTGACGAAGCAGAACCTGTAAGCGAACTAGCCTGGAGTAAACTACTCCCTACAATTCGTGAAGAAGGCTCTGAAATATGGGTAACATGGAACCCAGAACGCAAAGGTAGTGCTACAGACCAACGCTTTAGGCTTGAACCGCCTAACAGCAGTAAAATAGTACAAATGAATTGGAAGGACAACCCTTGGTTTAACAAAACGCGATTGGCTAATCAACGCATAGAAGACCAAGAAAAACGACCCGATAGCTATGAGTGGATATGGGAAGGCGATTATGCCAGTGTGCATGAAGGCGCATATTTCTCTAAACTATTAGCGCAAGCTGAACGTGATAAACGGATTGTTGATAGTCTACCTATTGACCCTGCACTGCCTGTGTACGGCTTTCACGATATTGGTGGTTCTGGTGCTAAAGCTGATAGTTATACTATTTGGTTAGCACAATTTGTAGGTGATTGGATACACATATTAGACCATTACATAGCACAAGGCCAAGTGCTTAGTTATCACATTAATGAAATGCGTAGACGATGGCCACACGCTATAATGCAGCTACCGCATGATGGTGTTAACGAAAATAGTTGGACAGGCAAAAGAATAGAAGACCATTGGAGAGATGGCGGGTTTGAGGTGCTAAAACCATTGACAAACCAAGGTAAAGGCGCAGCAATGCAACGTGTTGAAGCTGTAAGACGCATATTACCTAAATGTAAGTTTGTTAGAGAAAAAACACAGGCTGGCCGAGTATCACTTGGTTGGTATCACGAAAAGCGCCCTGCTGATGGACGTGACATAGGACTTGGCCCTAATCACGATTGGTCATCACATGACGCTGATAGTTTTGGATTAATGGCAATAATGTCAGATAGATTTGTTAGACGTAAAGCAAAACCACTGATAATGCCTAATTACGGAAGTGCAATATAATGCAAGAATACAACGCAGACATATTTGACGATGATGAAAACAACACTGCTGACGGCGTAGATGATACGGGTGATGATGATGTGTTATCTATGGTACGTGCTGAGTTTGAACAATCTATTGGTATGTCACATGATAGTGACCTAACAAACAGTCGTGAAATAGCATTACGTTACTACAATGGCGATGTGTTTGATGTATCTGTATTTGGACAGCGCAGTAAAACTGTAAGTACAGATATTGCTGATAATGTTGAATCTATACTGCCTGACCTTGTAGAAATATTGTCAGGTGAAGATGTAGCTGTATTTCAACCTGTAGGTATAGAAGATGAAGAAGCTGCCCAACAAGAAACAGATTATATTAATCATGTGTTTTTTGAACAAAACAATGGGTTCCAGGTGCTATATGACGGCATAAAAGAAGCATTATTGCTTAAAACAGGTATATTTCGTTGGTATTGGGAAGAAGATAGCTACGACGATAAACAAACATACGAACAGATTGATGGCTTTGGCTATATGTCAATGCTGGAAAACGGTTATGAATTAACTGCTGGTGAAACAGAAGAACGTGAAGATGGTCAAATAACTATAACAGGCGCTGAGTTTACTAAAACTACTACAAAAGGCCGCGTAAAAATAGAAACAGTACCTGCTGAACGATTTGCAGTAGCAAAAGATACTGTAAAATTGCGAGATGCAACATATTGCGTAGCGCAAATACAAACACGTAAACAGGATTTATTAGAAAAGGGTTATGACCCTGACAAAGTAGCAAATTTAACTAATGTAGATGTTGGTGACAATGAAACCGTTACTGATGCACGTAGTTTAGACACTGAAGATGATTTATTTAACAATTCTATAGGTGTAATGGAGCAAGTTACTGTTTTAGAGCATTATATACGTGTTGAAGGCCAAATAAAACGACTTATAACTAATGACGATGCGTCTGTAATATTGGAAATAGA